CAAAAATTGGATTTAAGACAAGATACGGTCTTGTTGCAAACCCATTTGCTGAAGGTACAACTCAGGGTAGTGGCGCTCTTACTGCTAACGCTAACCGTTACTACAGACGTAGTTTGGTTGACAACCTTATGTAAGCAATCGCTTATATTCAAACAACAAAAGGGACCCTTCGGGGTCCTTTTTTTATTAAATACTGTATAATTAAGATACACTATCATATGTCAGGACGTAACTACGTGACTAAAGATGAGATGAACGTCAAAGTTCTAAAACTAAAAACCGAACTCTTCAACGGAACCTATCACGGAGCATCTAAAGACTGGGAGGATGGTGCACACTTTATGCTTAATCGTGTTCTCCATTTACTCCAAGAGTATCGTGCATAAATAAAAATGGCGAAACACCACAAGATAGATAATGTCTTTTCAAACGCAAATAAGCAACAGGAATTTCCTCTCACCAGGTGGGTTTCGCTTTACACTTGCTAAGTATCCTAAGGTTAGTTACTTAACGCAAATGGCAAACATACCAAACATCTCTTTAAGTTTGGTAGAACAACCTACTCCATACAGAGATACCTACATTGAGGGTACTCTGGACTACGGTCGTTTCAATCTACAGTTTCTTGTAGATGAAGATATGGAGAACTATCTGATCCTACATAACTGGATGCGTGGTCTCGGTGTTCCCGAAACCTTTGGCGAACGTCAAGAGTTCATTGATTCAAACGAATCAGTCAATACCGCAAAAGCATTAGGAGAAGATCTAATCTTCGCAGACGGTACACTGACTGTCTTGAATTCTAATTTCCAACCAATATACAATGTTCTCTTCAAGAACTTGAAACCTGTAGAACTTAGCACATTAGAATTTGATGGCACTCTCAGTGACCAAGAATATTTCCAAGCAATAGCATCATTTGATTACCTATCATATGAGATCCAAAGTCTCTCTGGTGATAGGAAGAAAAACTTAAAGTAAATTATGGCACTACTTGAAGAGTTGCAGGAGTCCTGGTCTAAGGACTCTATTTTTAATGAGGCAGATTTGGGCAACGAGTCATTAATTATACCAAGTCTACATCAAAAGTATCACATCTACTACAACAAATACAAACTAATCCTTGAGGATGAGAAACTCAAACTCAAGAGGATTTACCGTGAGCAGTGGTTATGGTATAGCGGTAAGAAGACAGATGATAAGGGACAGGTCTTTGACCTTAAGGTACTCAAGGGAGATCTAAACACCTTCCTAGATTCTGATGAAGAGATTCAGAAGCAATCACTCAGGGTAACTTATTTTGAAACCTGTATAAATTATATTGAGAACATCTTAAAGATGATTAACAATCGCGGATTCCAAGTGAAGAATGCGATTGATGCAAAGCGGTTTGAATTCCCTGTCTAATGGTAACCATTGAAAAGAAGAATGAAGCGTTCCTGAAAATCAGGGCGGAACTCAGTGTACATAAGGAGTTATCTGACTACTTTACATTTGAGGTCCCTGATGCAAAGTTCCTTAAAACCCAAAAGAGATACAAGTATTGGGATGGAAGAATCCGTCTTTACTCTCCTGGGACTGGGGAACTACCTTTAGGTCTCTTTCATTATCTTGAAGAATGGTTACAGAAAAAGCAATACGAATATAAAATAGAAGACAACAAATATTGTGGTATCCCAGGTGAAGTCAACACACTTATCACACCCGAGGCAGTTAATGGTTTTGTTAGATCTCTGGGTACTCCTTTCAAGGCGAGAGATTACCAACTCCAAAGTGTTTATTCAGCACTTCGGCACAACCGTAGATTACTACTCTCTCCCACTGGATCTGGAAAATCTTTCATAATCTATTGTCTTCTCAGGTGGCACCTGCAGTACAAGAGAGAGATATTGATTATTGTACCCACAACCTCACTGGTTGAACAACTTTATAAGGACATTGAACAGTATGGATTCTACGCTCGCGACACCATTTACAAGATCTACGGAGGAAGAGAACGTTATACAGAGAGTCCTGTCGTCATATCTACGTGGCAATCTATCTACAAGGAGTCTAAAAATTACTTTAATAGGTTTGATGTTGTTATCGGCGATGAAGCGCACCTCTACAAAGCAAAGTCGCTAACAGGAATCCTCAACAAATGCCACAATGCCAAGTACAGAATTGGATTGACTGGCACCCTTGACGGTATGCAGTGTCATCAACTGCAACTGGAAGGTATGTTTGGCAAGGTAAATAATGCTATACGCACAAAGGATCTGCAGAAGAAAGGTCATCTGACTGAACTGAAGATAAACATCCTGCTGTGTAAACATAATTATACTCGCTTCGCTGACTATCAAGATGAGATTAATTATATCATAACTCACGAGAAAAGAAATAAAATTATTACTGGTCTTGCGCGAGACTTACCTGGGAATACACTGATTCTATTCAACTACGTGGAGAAGCACGGAGAACCTCTTTACGAAATGATAAATAGTAAAGGAGGAGACAAACGTATCTTCTTTATACACGGAAAAGTTCCGACTGACGAACGAGAAGAAGCACGCCAGATTTGTGAGAACACAGACAATGCAATCATCCTTGCATCGTACGGGACGTTCTCAACTGGTATCAATATAAAAAACTTACATAATGTAATATTTGCATCTCCATCAAAGTCTAGGATTCGCAATCTTCAGTCTATTGGTAGAGCATTACGGAAGCACGACTCGAAAGGTCAAGCAACCCTATATGATTTTGCTGATGATATAAGCAATGGTCATTTTAATAATGCAACTTTGAACCATTTAGTTGAACGTATTCGTACTTACAAGGATGAGAAGTTCGACTATTCAATCACAAAGATCAAACTAGGAGAATAGTATGTCTCTAAATTACATCAAACCAGACGAGGAATTCTTTGGATGTATGAAACTTACATCTGGAGAGGAACTGCTTGGACGTATTGTTGTTGTGGAAGAGCATAAAGGTTTCTACTGTGCTTTCATTCAAGACCCCGCCAAGGTGCATTCTCAGGATAAAATTATCGACGACAAGCGGGCGGTGGCAGTAGGTCTCAAGAGATGGATGGTTTTCTCTGATGAAGATTTCTTTATCATTCCTGAAGAGAGAATCATAACGATCGCGCCGATGTCGCAGGACGCGGTAATGATGTATAAGTTTTTCGTTAAGCAAGAATTAAAAAGATCACCCAACCCCGACAATATCCCTGATTCGAGTATTGAACTCACTCAAGAAATGGGACTGCTCGGTACATTAGAAGAAGCAAGAAAAAGACTTGAACAACTGTTTAATGGTAATAGCTAAGAATATCCTTTGCAACCCTGACAGTGTTGATCATAATTGTTTCAGAGGGTGTTGTCAAGGGTATCAATATCCATTGACGAAAACCCTGTTGTCTGTTATGATTTCAATATGAATTAAACCTACCGATGGCATTAATGGCAGCACGGAGAACTAAAAATCAGCACTATGTAGATAACCAGAAGTTCCTTGCTGCTATCGTGGATTATCGTGACCGTGTAGAGATTGCTAAAGTTCGTAATAAACCCAAACCTAGGATCAATGAATACATTGGAGAGTGTTTCCTAAAGATCGCAACCCACCTTTCATATAGACCTAACTTCATCAACTATATGTACAAGGAGGATATGATCAGTGATGGCATTGAGAATTGTGTTCAGTATATTGACAATTTCGATCCTGCTAAAAGCAGGAATCCTTTTGCATATTTTACTCAAATCGTTTACTATGCATTCCTAAGAAGGATTGCTAAAGAGAAGAGACAGATGGATATTAAAGATAAGATTATTGAGAAGTCAGGTTTTGATCAGGTCTTCCACTCTGATGGTGATGGAGATACTGCACAACTGAATAGTATCAAGTCCCGTATTGAGATGAACAATCGTTACTAATGATTATCGATCAACTTGCATCTGTCATTCGCTTTGCGATTGAAGATCTAGATGCTGTACAAGTTGAAACAGATTATGAAGAAATTATCAAAGATGATCTTGTCATAAAGAATGAGATCTACAAGTGTGAAGGTCTTCGTAAGTTACACCTTGAAATAGCAAAGACAGATAAACTAGATGTACTCCACTGTGTATTCTTCCCAGACTTCGAGTACCCTATACCTATTTTTGGTGCAGACATTATTGCAACTAGGAATACAGTCACTGCTGCTATTGTAGATGTTTCTCCTGTACATAATACTGGTAACATTTACTACAGTATAGCACCACTAGCAAACTCATATCATTTTACGCACAAGAGACCACTACCACTATGGGGTGAGATCTTCTCTCCATTCTGTAAGTTTCAGAGATTACATCTTCAGAATGAGCAACAGGATTTTATTAACTTGGTCAATAACATTCTTCTGATATATTGTGACTGGGTGAAGAGATCTAAAAAGGATGACAAGTGGGTGAATAATATGTTAAGATTGGATGACCAGATCTGGTACTGTAAATCCCAGAAACAAAACAAGAAGACTCTTGCAGTTCTGACCCAATGGTTTGGTAAAGAGTTTGCAGAGAAATACATCGATAAGATGCTCTTCGATACACCTAGACTCAAATGAATCTATCTTTTGATGATGAAGAACTTCAGTGTCTTCGCGTCTGTGTAGGCAATGCACCTGCACCTTACAACATTACTAAGAAGGAGATTCTTAAACGTGTTGTAGAAAAGGTTGGAGAACCAATCAAAGAACACCACGAAGGTCTCACACTTGCAGAATACGATCTAACACCCTATGGAATTGACCCCTGAAATTATTGAAAAGATCCAAGAGGCAATGCGTCACACTAAAAAGGATGGCACTGTCAACTGGAAGGATGGAGATGAGATTGAGGTAAATCTA